ACTTTTTAATTTGTTTCTTTTTTGTTCTAGAATATCAAGTATGCTGTTGTTGGACATTTCAGTTTCAGAATTGAGGGCGGTAATACTATTAAAATTGCTATTATCTAAATCATTTTCATTTAATACTAGTCCACTTACATATTTGTTAATAAGTTGACGGGGAATTTCTTTATCATTCTTAACTTCATCATATAAAGCATCTCTGATTATATCTTCATTTTTCGTCTTTACTTTATCAAAGTAACACTCTCTACAAGGACCATTACTTCTCACATAATGTAAAAAGAATTGAGAATACCACTCACCTTCAAATTCATCTCTCCAGTGTGGTGCAACACAACCAAGATAAAGCATTGCATCACCTGGTTCTAAGTAAATACAATTACTTTTTCCATGAACATTCTCGACCCATATTGGCCAAGGTTCATCTCCATCAAGATGAAGAGTTAATGATATTTCACATGCAGGACGGTCTGTATGTTTTTCTAACGTAGATCCGTTCTTATATATTCTACCATAAGTATATGTTGGTAGTACAGGTTCTCCTATTGCATTTGATACCTCACTATTAAGTTCACAAAGCAATTCTAATGCTCTTTTATAATTATAAACCGAATGTGAGTTTCTTGCTTGACCGTCCCCAGCAAAATCAGCGTCTTCACAATCGTTTTTAAATTCTGATCCTAAATCAATTGCAAAATCTCGATCTATAATATTTTTAAGAATTAAAAAATTATTTTTAATAAGTTGATCATTCACTAGTCACAATCTCCAATAAATCTATAAATTAATCATCATGTCTGGCCTGTTTAATATATTCATCACACATTTCTTTCAATTCAGGACTACTTTGTACTTGCTGATAAGTTAAGTCATACTTAATACAGAAATCTTTTATTCTCTGTAGTTGTGAGAACCAACTAAGAATTTCTGCGACTGGGAAATTCTTAAGGTCAACATCAGGATTACTAGCAATTTGATCAAAAAGTAGCAGAGGATCAAAGTTTTCTGCAATCTCACTAACTTTGGTGGTTGCTATATCTCTAGCATCTCGCTCAACTTCATCTCTAATTTTTTGATCTACCAACCTTTCAGCTTCAATACGTGCTCTTTCTTCATAAAGAGCCATATTAGCATTATCCTTTTCAATTTGAATTAGTTTATTAAATTCTTCTCTTTCCTTTTCTAAAAGATCTCTTTCTAACTTAATATTTTCACGATCTAAGTCTAAAGAGGTTTCTATATTAGATATATCTTTCTGCTCTTTATCAAGTTCTTTTAGACGAACAGCTTTCTCAGCCTGCGTTTCTTCTATAGCATTTTGTAATTTTACTCGTTCAAGTTCTAGGGCTTGCATCGAAGTTTCATGTTTTATTCTGTCTATTTCTCTATCATTAATAGTATTTTGAACTTGTATTTCAAATTCCTGCTGTAACTCTTCTCTAGTTTTTTCTAATTCGACAGCCGAAACTTCGGCTTGTATTAGTTGTGCATTTAACTGTTTTTCAGTTACTTTCTTCTTCTTTAGATAGTCCTCACGTTCTTGGTCTAACAATTCTCTTTCTTCCGCAGCATATTGATTTAGAGTTTCAACTTTAGAAGCCAATCCCGAAGCCATAGACTTAAATGCTTGGTTTAATTCTTCTCTTTTAGTATTAAACAGTTTATCCTCTTTTTCGAGGCGTAATTTTTGCAAATTAATTTCAGAAAGAGATTTTTCTTCAGCTATCTGAATTTCAGTTTTTATTTTTATTTTTTCTAATTCTTGTTCTTTAAGTTTTCTCTCATGCTGAAGTTCTATTTCTTTGTTTGCAAGTTCATTTTTTAAACGATCTTTTTCCAACTCTTTGTTAAAAGCTTTTAAAGAAAGTCGTTTGTTTTCTTCTGCTGTCTCTTTAATTTTTATAATTAGATCTTGCTTGTATCTATCTGCTTCTACTTGTTGATCAATTGCTGATTGTTGTTCTTGACGTTCTCTCTCTTCACGCTCAAGTCTAAATTTTTCAACTTTTGGAATCTCAGAAAGAAAAAAATCAATATATGGTTGAGCAATATCAATGGTATCTAATTTTTCGTTAGGATCATTAGTTATCCACTCAATCTCACCCTGATTTCCATTCCATTGAATAGCATGAATATGGCTATCATCAAAATTCCAATCCTCATCCTTGAGGTGAAGTGCTTTATTATCAACAATAATTATTCTATCAGGAGGAACTACAGTTACTTTCATTATTGATTTTCTCCAGGGTTTGTGTTGTTATTTATAGAATTGGGAATAAATTTTTGCTTATCTTCTTCTACTACACGAACATTTTGTGTCGCAGAGAACATATTAGCAGCTGCTTCGAGAATATTTATATTTGATTTATTTGCTTTTACCATTTCGTTTCTAAATGACTCAACAGCAGCTCCAGTTCCACGTTGTTGTTGAGAATTTTCAATCAAAAGCATAGGAAGAAATTGAATAGAACATGCCCACTCATCAACTGGTTGTCCAGTATTAGGATTATGTCCCTGAACATGAGTGTAAAAAGCACACTTATGTTCAACACAATCTTTTCTAATAAGTGGACACCATTTTCCTGCCGACATATTTTACCTCAAATATAGGTTAATTATAATACAATTCAGTCAAAACTGCAAAGAATAACATCAACGTATGCAACATCTAAAACAAATCCACTGGGAGAAGTTACATCAAATGTACCACCTGTAAATGGGTGATTATGACCTTGACTACCACCAATAGCTTGCGTAGGATCATCGCTTCCACTCTGGTTTTTACGACGAACTATACCACCAGGAATAATAATTGGTTGGCCATAGGTGACGCTATTAACAACTGGTTGTTGATTTGATGTAGGTGATGGCTTAGTAGACTGTCGGTTAACAGTTACTCGTATAGGCGTTGGCCTATTGCGATTAGCCGTTTCTTGCGTCGGTTGAGTTACTTGATTAGTGTATGGCTCCCTTCTGTTTACATTTGCTCTTATCCTTCGGTTGTTCTGATACGCTATTGCTTCCCGCCGATTTGCAGTCCTCTGTTTTAGCTCCTGAGTGGTTTCAGGTGAACGCCGATCAACTCGAAGTGAAGACTGCCGATTCACAGTCGCTCGACGAGACGCAGGGCCCTGCACCCGACGATCTTGCTGTGCGTTTCGATTTTCTCGTCTTGATTGTGGACTTGAACCAGAGTTTGGACTTTGACGACTGCCTGACCTGGGACTTTGACTATTTACACTTCTACTTTGTCGATTTGCCGCCGGTCTTCTATTCCTTCTTCTTCTTCTACCACCTCTTCTTCCTCTTCTTCTAAAGTTGCGACTGATACTTCTCTGACTCGATGATGGTGATCGCCTATTAAAACTATTGGGGCTGCGTCTATTAAATGATCTTTGTTGATTTCTATTTGCTTGTCTTGTTACTGGTGCTGGTTGACTTCTCTGTACCCGTGTATTACGATTCTGCTGCGTTGTGGCTGGTTGTCTAGTATTTCTTTGTAAACTTCTTTGATTATTTCTTGAGACCTGCGCGGGTCTTTGGAAATCGTTTGGTTGCTGATATTCCAAAGTTTCCCGACTGCGGCGGTTGGCCTGCTCGTCGTTGGGTTGTTGTCTGTTTTGTGTAACTCGTTCGTAGTTTGTAACCTGCGTAGTATTTGGTTGTTGATACTGTTGATTATCCCGAGTAGTATTTGGTTGTTGATATAGGGTTTGATAATTAAGTGTAGTTCGACTATTGTAAAAATTAGTGACGGGGACGGTAGAAGGTTGTGGTTCAGAGGGACCAGGCTCGAGCAACACCTCACTACCAGCTCCGTGACCATGGCTCCTCATCTCGAAAGATGCAAGTGTAGTTGCTAGGGAAGATCCCAGAAATGTAAAAGGTCCATCTGGTGAAAATGGTACCGGAGATGAACTAAACCTAGTTGTGAATGCTGTCGAATCACCATCTTGCAGGAGTCCGCCAACTCCAGCTACTACTCTAATAGCACAATTATCAATAGAAGCTCCTGTAGGATGTGAAGAATCAGTTATGGTAGTAACTTTTGTCCAGTTTGTGGGAGCTGCAGCTTGATAAAAGAGCATTCTTTTATCTTGAGGTACTATTCCATAGAGACTTGTGAGAACTGATCCATCACTAAACTCGATTCCTGTTGCTTGTAAAATAGCCATAGTACTATATTATCTCCCTTAACCTACAAAACGGCACAATATTACATCAATATATTGAACACCTATATTTACAGAGGCACTCCACGGAACACTATCTCCTGAAAATGAATGAGTATGTGGTGCGCTGCTCCCCGCAGGTGAAGTATTTGGTGCTTGGTCATTAACTGCTCTTGCTTCAACACCAGGACTTCCAGGCCTAACAGAAACAGGAGATCCTGCGTTATGACTATGTGAAGGTAACTCAGCTATTGTTAATGTATGTCCACCAATAGTTCCACTTGATGTAACACTTCCAGTAACAGGAACTTGAGTAAAGACACTTGTAAAAGGATTTCCGCCGGCTCCAGAGTTTCCTCCATGTCCAAATCCACCACCAGTTCCACTAACAAGTCTAAGTGATTTATTGTTATGAGTTGTTAACTTTACCCAACCAGTTGGAGCGGTAGTTTCAAAAAATGCCGTTACACTATTTTGTTCAATGATATCAAATTTTGAATTTAACTGAGTATTATCACTACCAAATTGGATACCATCAGCTTGAAGGATAGACATATAGTTTCGACTCAGTATGTTTGATTATTTATTAAGTATTTAGTTGCAACAAATAAGGTTAAAGGATATAGAAATCCTATCTCTACCGGTCATGTTTGGATAAACGTAATGAAGAAGATGTGCAGGAAACATAACCAATAGTCCTGTTTCTAATTCCACATTAAATGAACCTGAGTCATCAATTCCCCTGAAAGTGTCTAAGAATAACGAAGCATCATGTCTAACTAAAGACAACTCTCCCATACCTTTTTCATGAATAGGATAATAAACCGCTACAAGATCAGTTTTTGGATGAGCATGAATAACGTTATAATTATACTCTGAGTTTATATTCACCCATAAATGAGCCGTATCTAAACAATATTCTGTATGGGAATCCATATCTGCAGAACATTCATTTGCATATTGTACTACCTTACAACCTAAATCAAAAATATGTTCTAATCTTCCACCAAAAACACGATCGGTCAAAGTTCTTACATCACTCTGCCAACCACCAGCATTAGATCTTTTTACTCCTTTTCTATCTATACCATCTCTATAGTGATAACAATCTTTGATAATTTGATTATTATCTGTTTTTCCAAGAAAAGTTGACCAAACAAAAGTAGGAAAAATTAATTCACGTTTTGAATCTTCAAATACAATTTCATCACAAGTTGGTTCTTGTGCTCCCCTATGAATATGCCCACTCATTTTTCAACTCTCATAGTATTCATCACTTGTAAAAAATAAAACTTGATTTACCCTGGTTTCATGACACCATTTATCATTTTCTATAGACATTCCATGCTTATATTTAAAACCATCAAATGCAACTAATCTATTATATTTTGATTTAAATGCAGCAATTCGTTTCCAATATGATTTATCAACCCATGGTCGCGCATGTTCAGGTAAAGCATCCTGTTCTAAATCTGGTTTTAATGATTTATACAAATTTGTTCCAAGCTCTGTACCATCTTCACCTTCATTAAGGTAGACGATAGCATTATATCCACTATCACAATGAGGCCACCACCAATTATTTTTGTAATCGTTTATTTTTCGGGATTCATCATCCGCAAAAAAGATCGTATGATTAGTAACTAATTTACCTCTATCTTCAGTATCTTGACCAAAAATATCACTAAGTTTATCATGAAGAATTTCGAGACCAGGAGATGGTTTTCCATCCCACCTCCTATCTTCAAAGTATTTTGTGTTAAAGGTTTGTTTCATTAACTCTTCATCTTCTTCATCATGTTTCCAGAGAGGTGGTTGTTCTTCAATAAGAAACTGAAAAACTAAATCAGGATTTTTATAAAAATCATCCATCCAGTATATTTTTGAGTCTTCAAAATCTTCTACATGGATATTAGATAGATCGTTATGTTCCCAAATGTTCATGATAAAAAAACCTATAATAATTTACTTCTTTTCTCTTTTATTTTTTATTTTTTTGCCTTTAATAATTCCCTTTCTTTTGTTATTAAGTTTTAATCTGTTTCTCTTTTTTTGTTTTGCTGGATACACTTTTAATTTTTCTTGTCTAAGTTCTCTCCAAGATTTTCGGATTAAAACAAAAACATCTCTATCAGCCATATCTGAATCTACTACTTTTGCTACAATATCTGCAAATTCTTGCATAGATTCTCGTAGTTTTGAAACTGTCTGAGTTTCAGTAGTAGGAAGAGGACTACTTACAATCGTAACATTTTCATCTTGATCAGATGAAACGTTAAGGTTTTCTTCGGTCATAATAAGTTTCCAAAAGGATACATTATTTATTATACAGTCTATTGGTCTTTTTTTCAAGTGCAAGTACTTCTGCTCGTAAATAAACTTGATTATCTTCTATTCTATCAATCTTTTCATTAATAGTTTTTATCCAATCATATATTGGAACCTCTTCTTCCCATGTTAACTCATCTGGATACATTAATATATCAAATATTTTTCTTAATTTTCTTAACATTGAAACACATCCTCTGCTTTATCCTTTGGTAAACAAAATCCAAAAACCCATAAAATTCTATTTGTTGTTCCTTTTGTTAATGTTACTCTATGTAATAGCTCAGAAACAGGGTAAACTAATAGATCACCAGGTTCAATATCATATTCAATTCCATCTATTATTGTAATACCACCACTATCTGCTTTTCTAGTAATTATATTGCAGTGCATTGTTACTGTATTTGGATAATAAACAGGATCAATATGTTCACATATCAACCCTTCCTTAACTCCTATTCCATTTACAATTCCATTATAAAATGGTGGGGGAAACTTAAAGTGTTTTAATTTTAATCTCCATAAAATTCTTTCTTGAATTATATACGCAACTTTTGGGTATGCTATCTCAATATTTAAACTGCTATACTTTTCATCAGGACCTATCCTAGTCGTAAATCTACTTCCAGGATGATCAGGATCCATTTTGGCATCTTTATATTGGTAAGAATTTTTTCTATAGTTATCAATAGTCCACCAATTTAATATACCGACTTCTATTTTATCGGCAAAGTTTTTTATTATCTTAGGTTTCATGGACTAGAATTTAGTTTAAAATTAAATGATAGTGTAATTTTTTCAGATTTTACTGTTGGTACATGATGAGGCAAAGCACCGGGAAATATTATTATACTTCCTTCACGAATATCAAAGTCTTTTGCTTCTTGTTGGCTAAAAGTATGTCTTCCTTCCACTTTAAAAACAGAAGAGTGATCAAAGAAATATGTATTAGAATACTCAGGGTCATCTAAAATATAAATTCCAGAAAACTCAAATGGACTGTGTTCATGAATATCTTGATGATGATCTACATTATATTTGTTATACCAAATATCATAAAGTACACAGTCACAGTATGAATCATAGACATATTCATCAATTACTTCTTTACCTTTTAAAGTAAAAATCATATCATTATAAGCATCCCAAATAGATCTAATTAAACCAGTATTCTCCATTAATTTTTGATTAATGTCGCCCATATTTTCACCATAAGTATGAAACGAAGAAATAATATCACATTCCCAGTTACTGTTTTTTATATAATCATCTCCATTTGTTTTGATATCTTCTAAAACAAGAGGAAGAATATTTTTTTTAATTTCTTTATGATTATCTACATCACTCCAAAAAACGAAAGGAGAAGGAAACAAACAGATCCCACCTGTAGCTTTAGATGAATTACTCATGAGATTACCTCCGTACCATTACTAGAAACAACTTTCATATTCCAAGAGCATATTAAACGATCAGTTTTAGAAAAATTTGGTCTTGTAAAGTGGACAATTGGTGAAGGAAAACATATCAAAGATCCTTCGGAAGCAAAATCAACTTTGTATTCTGGATTGCATCCAAAAAATGAAGTAAAAAAAGGATTCATAAAAATTGTTTGTTCATGAACTGATTGATCAAAGTTAATATACAATACACAACTATATCCTATTGGTCCATGAGTATGTGGTCCATGAAATGAACCGTCAACAGAAGACTCAAACCAAGAATTAGTCATTTCAAAATATAAATCTTTATCGTCATCCAAACAGTAGTCTTCAAGGTTAATATCGTTATAGTCGTTCGGGTGAAGAACCATATCTTCAAGAACAGAAATTTCTTCTTCTAAGATCTTACAGATCTGACTACTATAACAATTTCCAGTATCACCATTAAAGTGATAATCAGTGCTTACATCAGTATCATCAGATTTAGTTTCATTTTGTTTTGAATTCTTATGAATTTTTAATAGTTTCTGTTTTTTGGTTGGCCAGTCACGCACGTTTACATGCAGTAAAGGTACCTGGAAGGCTGCATATACAAAATCATTCTCAGCATTAAAAGGTTCAACATCTACAATTTGTTTATTCTTTCTTTTATTATACAGATGCAATACAACATCACTCATTTTTCGACTCTCCAGTGTTCATTACCTCTTTTTGGTACCCAAAAAAAGTATTTTCTATTTAATGATGCTAGAAAAAACATATCATTTTCTTCAGTCTCTATTGCACAAGAATGAAATAATTCCATCTCATTAGCAAAACGATTTTTTGCTTTTTTGGATAGTGGACTTACACAAACAAACTTTTTCTTAGACATTAGTAGTTAGGTGATTAGGAAAGGTGGAATTTTTAGTATTTGTGTTTAAGTATTCATTATACTACATTTTTTGCTTTTTGTAAGCATCAACTTCCCATTGCACCCAGACAGTAGTGATCATGACTTTCCTGTTTACCCACATACTATAACACCCCCACCCGAAGGTGGAGGTGTGAGTAGACAGATTTTAAACTGTCTTAGTCGTCAAAATCGAACAGTGATGCTGCCCTGAATCTAGCCCCACCGTCATCTGTGACGAACATAAAGAGATGTGTCTTGCCCTCTGTGAGAACAGGAGCTTGATCTTCTGGGAACTTAACAGCAGTAGGCCATGAAATCGTACCAGCATCATGAGTAATTTCTAGAGTTGCACCATATACGACCCCAACTGGAACGTTTGTAAATTCAAATGTAACTCCAGCACCAACTGTTGTAACAAAGTAATTACCTTGAGAACAATCAATTACTGTTGAGGTTCCCATAGAAACTATGTTTTGATCAACAGGAGCAAGAATAGATAACTTTTGATTAACAGTAACAGTATCAGAGTTAATTGTAGGTAGTGTAGAAATACCAATAGAATTAATATTCGTCACCGTAGAGATACTTCCAGTAATAGAAGCATTACCAGAGGAAGTTACATCAACTGTTGTTAGATTTCCTGCAAGAGTTACATCTCCAGTAAAGCTAACTGTATTATCATTATATGGATAGGAGAATACAACTTGATTTACTCCACCAGATCTTCTGTAGTAAGTAACAGTATCTGCAGATTCGCCAAAAGTAAATGATGGAGAAAGGTTTCCATTGTAGGAAATACCACCACCTCTATCTGCTCTAGATCCTATCTGAATGTATCCAGTTCCCTGAGTATCACCATATGCTTCAAATCCAGCGTTATTGTTATCTCCACTCAGAACTCTTACTGTTCTATCAGAAGCATCTGAAGTGCTACCAGCAGAGATACTTCCAGCGAAATTAGAAGTAGTATTTGTAAACGTAGTTGTATTTAATTCAGTAGCAACAATAGTACCAGTAACAGTAACGGAATCAGCTTCTAATCCATTAAATACAGCAGCACCTTCTCTAAAGACTGCATCGTCAAAGAATGTAGCAATTCCAGTTGTAGCAATAAATCCACCTTGAGAGAATAATGTCTCATTTGCAATAACATTATTATTGAATGTAGATACACCAGCAACAATCAAGAACTCAGGTTCAACAGAACTAGAGAAGAACGAAACAGTACCAACTCCAGATACACTATCAACCGATCCAATAATAGAAACACCAGTTCCTACAAAGTTAATGTTAGTTGCAATACCTGCATAACTTGCACCGAATGTTGTAATACCAACGTTCTTAGACAAAGGTAATCCTTGATCGGAAAGTAGTCCAAAATCTTCCCAGATATTATCGGAAGTGTAAACCCATCCAAGAGTTCCTCCACTATCGGGTTGAGAATTAAGGACAATATCTCCAGGGTTTCCAGCAAACGTTGGTTTAGATGGAGAGTTTGTATACTTTCTAGAAATCTTATTCTCACCTTGCATAAACAAGGACTTCAATTCTACACCATCATCAGAAGAAGATGTAATCTTTTGATTAAAAATAGTTGGTCCATCAAACTCAGAAACAATATTTTTCTCAGAACCACCTTCAACTTTTAGAGATCTTGTAACTGTAATCTCAGAAGATACTTGAGAATCAAATCCTGCTTGATTTCCTGTAGTAACATCCTGACCAGTAATAGTAATGATAGGAGCATCAAATACATCTTCTCTACCAGTTGTAGAGTTAAGTTTCTTATTACCAATAAAGAAGTTACCATCACTGTCCATTGCAGTAAATGCAACGACACCACCATTTTGCTTGTTAGCCTGTGCAATAAAGATCTCTCTCTGATCAAGAACTCTATCTTGTCTATCAGGTAAACCTGTAGAGTAGTTACCAGGACCATAACCAAGATATTCAAATGTATGACCAGAAGCACGAATAATAGAGTTTCTTCTCAATTCCATCGGAATTGGTTTAATCCTCCTTACAACATCACCAGAAGCATGTGTTCCTCTTATAGATCCAAGTGATCCTCTAAAGACAGTAATGGGGTTTCCATCTACAGATTCTTTAATTCTGAAGATTTCATCATTGATCTGTAAGTAATCACCAATCTCAAAGTCATAATTACTTAGATTATCAATAGAAAGTGTTGTCGCATCTGCTGATGTAATAGCAGCACTTAATTCTGCAGTTACACCACCATACTGATCGATAAGTCTACCACCAATATTTTGATCAGAAAGACTAATTAAACCACCCCTAGAAGTGAATCCGTTTCTAAATGCTCGGATTGTTCCTAATGCATTTGGTACTGTTGTTCCAACTCCGACATTAACTTCAAAAGTATTCTGACTTGTAATTCTGGTAACAATGTGATCTTTATTGTAGCCAGCGTCGTTAGCACCAGCAAGTCGAATCTTGTTGTCTTCTGATAATCCATGATTAGCCACCGACGTAAAGCTTACAATGCCCGTTATATTATTATAAGAAAGTGATGAGATACCGATCGTAGGTCCAAGATTATATGCCTTAGAACTTAAAAGATCAGTTATACCAACACCAATAGTGTTGATTCCAGAAATAGTATCAGCAGATTCTACAAAAATTTGGTCAGGATATGTGGTTGTGATACCAGTAACTCTATAGAGTGTATTATACTGCGAACTATTACCTCCAATATCGGTAATGTAGATAACATCACCAGTATTATCATAGATTGCATCAACATTTACAGTAGCAGTTGTAAATCCAGTTGTTGTTGCTGTTCCAGTAACATTCAACTTATCTCCAGTAGAATATCCTTGGCCACCATCCATGACTTTAATACCAGTCAAGGATCCAGCACCATCAATAGAAACTACACAAGTAGCATTAGTACCAAAAACAGTTCCAGAAGTTCCTACTAAAGTAGCATTATAAAGAACAGTACCGCTACCAGATCCATATCCAGCACCAGGACTATCAATACTCAGTTTAGTAATCCTGTTCAACCCATGTTCAACTTCAGTAAATAATGTATGAGCAATACCAGAAGAAGGTGTAGATACAATATCAGTAATAGCGATACCGATATTTACATCATCATATAATTTCGTAATTGATTCTTTAGTAATACTCTTTTGAGTATCATTGACTATAACATTACCAACTAACTCTGATTCTGCAAATGATTTTGTAGAGTCAGGATCTGATTTTGGATTATCCTTATTGATCTGAGGATATAGGAATTGAACTGGTTGAACGTAATTATCAGTATTGAATGGGGAAACAATAGGACTATTAGAGGCACTTAAAAGAATTAAGTGATAGATACCATCCTGTTCATCTTTAATATAATTCTGAATTTCTTCAGAACGATAGATCACATATGTTCCAGGTAATTGATACTTTGTAAAGTATGGAAGATTAGTATCTCTAGTGTTAGGATCACTAGTAAATGTCCCAGGATCAGTTGCTAATGTATAAGTAAAAGTCTTTTTATCTGGAACAGTAGCTACAAAGAAGATACCATTATATCCTAGAGAATCTGTACCCTCTTCATTTCCAACACTCTTGATATTTCTTATTCTGATGGTATCGCCAACAGTTAAATTATGTGGTAGTTCAGATGTTAATGTAACTGATGTTCCAACATATTCTGCATTAGCAATGAATCTAGGATTTCTAAGTTCTGTACTATCATTAAGTACCTTAGATGAAATACTAAAATACTTTTCATTATCAGTACCAGTTACACCACTAGATTCCTGAAGAACATATCCTTCAATAGGTGGTCTAGAGGTGACGGGATTATCTTTAGGAATAACATATCTTAAGCGATAAATTCTGTCTAGAAGGCCTCTAGTATCAGGAGTTCTTGTGAAGTAAGATCTAGGAGTAGCAGTTGCTGTTAAGTTCTGGATCAAACCAAAGAGATTATTATCGTCAGATTCTGCAGAAACAGATAAGTACCACTGACTATTAGAAGCATCCCATTGTATTGGGTGTCCAGTATCTCCTGGAGACTTATCAGAAACTCTAGAAACTACTTTTACTGTGCTAGTTTCATTAGAGTAAATTACAGTTTCTTGGCCAATCAAAGCATCATTCAGAGTCTTAGCAACTTGAATCTGATTACCAGAGAGACCTGTTGTAATTGCATAATAGATCTGACCACTAACCAATCCATCAGGGATATGTCCAGTATCACTAAAAATTCTTATAGATTCTCCATTTGTAAGAGAATGTGTTTCAGTAAAGGTAAAGACATTAGAGGTAATTTCATTAGAAATACCGTTTGTTTTCTTAGTTACAGTAAACTCCTTCTCAAAAGAAGTTTCTGTCCCAGGCATCACAATTTTAGCAGAGAATGTAGAAGTAATACCTGCTGTAATAACATCAACTTTAATTGCATCCTCAGGTTTTGTACCGATTCTATATCCGTCGATAACATTATTTGGTTTCTCTGCTTCAACTAATTTTTCATAGAGGTAAAGATATGAGGTTGTTCCGATTCCTGCAGTTCTATCTACATCAAAAGAAACAAATTCTACGTTTACATCGTCAGCAACATTTTCTTGTGGTGGAATGGTATGAGTGATATAACCAACATCATCTTTAGTAAAGGATTCTGCACGGAATCCTCTAGCAACAAGAGATTTAGCTCCAAAGTTTGAGTTGGAGTTAGTTATAGAAAGATCTCCACCCGTTTCTGATAAGAAGTGAACTGCATAACCAATACCGAAGACAGAAACAACCTGAATAACAGCATTGTTGCTAGCTTTGATGTGGTAGTTTTCATATGATGGTTTATATCTTGCCCTGGAATCACTGAACAGGTTTGCTACTGTTGAAGAATCTTCATACGATCCTGTCGTTTCATCATACTTAATGAAAGCATTATTATCTTTCTGTAACCCGATTCCGGTAAACTGGGCAACAACCATAGATTTAAAGCCATCTGCTTTATCTCCATCAGCGTGCATACCACAAGTACCATATACCGATCTCAGAGAGATGTTAAAGATATATGGAGATGCTGAAGTTACAGTATCAGTAACAATAGTAAGAGTTGCTTCAGCAATATCTGATACTGAAGGTAATGCTGTGATAGGAGAAGATGGAGATTTATATTCAATCTCTGTGGGGTTATTCTTCTCGCTAACGACAAATTGTCCTGTATATCCGTTTACAGATACACCAGAGATTTGAATAGGAGTGTCTACGTCAAGACCATCCAATTCTTCAGCCAGAGTAACAGTAATGGTACTCGAAGATGTTTCACCATCACCTGCTCTGATACTAGAGATTCCTACTTCAGCACCCCTAGAACCAACAATCCTATATTCATCAATTTTTGCTTCAATATCTAAAGGATCTTCAACAGTTTCAGGTTCAATTTCTCTACCAGAAGTAGAACCATAAACATCACCAATCTTCTGATAGTAAATATCAAGATCAGTTACTTGAGATTCATAAGTTAAGAGGTCGTCGTTGATATTTACTTCATTCTTACCATCAGCATACTCAAAACAAGTAAGTTTATGGTGAGAGAAGTTAGGAATAAATGTATTAGTAGTGAAATCTTTGTAGCAAATCGCATTTGGATCAGCATCAAATAAAGAAAACTGCCACATATAACATGCGCCAGTTAAACGGAAAATTGCAGCTCTATCAATATTATCATTTTCTGGATCAGGTACATATCTTGGTCTAATCTTGGTCTTTCTTAAATCAAGACCAACAATAGAAGTACCACGAGGGACAATAACACCACCGTAAATACTATTCAGTTTATAGAGTATATTGTTCTCTGATAAAACATCAAAGTTAGTATTTCTATCCAGAGGAGATAAATCTTCTGTAGTATCTCCTGCTCTGGTAAAGTATGTTCCAGAAACTTCAGATGTAAGAAATCCTGGTCTGTTATCAACAATATGCTCACCAGGATATAATAAGATTGTTGTTTTTCCAAATCTATCGTTTTCTCTTCCTTCTTGATATGAAAACCTTGCGGATTCTATCAGTGCTCTTTGAATAGTTTTGAAAGGTCTTGCTAAGGAGTTACCTTGGTTTTCAACGCTATCCGTAGAGTCTAAACTAGAAGGATCTACATAAAGGATCTCTCCTTTTGTGTTTTTGAGAAAATTATCTAAGCGACTAAGACCCATTGTATTTCTCTGTTAAGACTATTCTATGATCTATTTATCGCTTCCATTCTTGAGGATTCCACATAATATTCAGAGTTTTATCAAAGGTAAGAAGGAATCTATGCTTACGGGACCTATCCTTCCATTCTCCTTCTAATCCCTTCACAGAACCTCTAGAATGTTTTGTTCCATCAGCGTAATAGAAATCTTTTTTTGAATCTGTTAATCCATAGTAATCAAAGTTACAAGCCCTGTAGATAGTTCCGCTGTGAATATTAGCGTCTGCATAACTCAAAATAGATCTAACGTTAGTATCTTTTCTGAATTGTTTGATACACCTACTAACAAACCATGATGTAATATTATATTCGTTACTTTGTATTTCAGGATCTATGCATAATCTTGAAAGTTCAAATAGACCCTGTTGTTGATCACGTTCTAAACCAAATGCACCTACTCCAAGCTCTGGAACTGGGAACCCAGTAAAAATGCAAACCCCAAGACACCCGCCAATCCTAAGAGGACATTCCCATCCACTTTGCTTAAAAAGTCCATAATTGTACCCCGATTTAAAGTCTTTTGACTCATTTGTTAGATAGTGATGATGATAAAGGAGATCTTTGCAGGAATCTTTATCCACTCTATCTATATAAAAATTTGACTTCACTTAAGTAATATTACTCAGGTTGTTCGGATTCTAACATATACTCTACTGTAGTTGCAATATCTTCCATAGCATCACGAAGAAAAGGTTGAGAACCAGATTCTTGCCTCATTTTTTCGGTATCATCACATAAACTCCAACGCCATTGATTTTGAATTGTTGAATACCAAAGGTTAATTTTCATAACAGTATGAAAAGAATACTTAAGAAAGGATTTGAACCTTTACGAGTTTCCTCACTTGGATTTAAACCAAGAGCGTCTGCCGATTCCGCCACTTAAATAGGTTGGATTTGTTGTTTTGGATTGGTCATTCCACCATTCCCAACAAATCCATTAGAAGAAGAAAATTGTTTTGGATTGGTCATTCCACCATTCCCAATTAACTTCGTAACTAGTAAACAGTTATGGATCGATTATTCTATCGTTCCCTGTAAACTAATTGCTATAAATTGATTCCATATCCCTGCTCCACTATCTCCGGCGCGCTTCGTATACTCGGATCAAAGGAGCAGCACATGTAAAACCAACCTAATACGAGATGTCTAGTGCCCCAGACAAGTCGGTTCCTCTCATGAAGAGAGGAAAGCCAATTAACGGACTTGAACCGTTGACCACGGCTTTACAAAAGCCGTGCTCTACCAACTGAGCTAAATTGGCGCTCGCACTTATTTAGTGCAGTACGAGTAGGGAGACTTGAACTCCCACGAGATTAATTCTCAACAGATTTTAAGTCTGGTGCGTCTACCGATTCCGCCATACTCGTAAGACATTACACTTATTAGTATGCTTGCTATGGGGCATTTTCTAAACCCTAACATACTAACAGTTTGTAATGGAGCAAGAGAGTAACCAACTCTCAATCACAGTGTGGTTAGCACCGTCGCGGGCGGACTCATCCCCCGTCACAGTAGGACTGCTGGGATTTGAACCCAGGTCACACCGTTATAAGCAGTGGGCCTTAACCATTAGGCGACAGTCCCAGGAAAGAAGGAGTTACCCTCCATAACCAAATAATTTCTTACTATGCAGGAATCATCGGATCAGAATAAGCAATCATTTCATCAGGAACAACACTGTTTACAAACTCAAGAACATTCATGAATTCATCAATAGTATCACACGATAATACTTTTTCGTCACCCTGATCGGAGTACATATAGAAAGTCTTACGCATGGGATCAATAACAAAACGGGCAAGGAATTCGTCTTGAGGCATCGAGTGTGCTCTGTTGATTACCTTTATATTATAGTGTGTCCTAACGTGGGCGTCAACCCCCTTAGGACGGTTCTGGAGTTGGTTGTGGACCTCTCTTATCATAGTCCCATCCAGAAATTGAGAACTGATCGGTTCCTCCAGGATATTCTGCCGGTGTTTGACCTTCGTATTCAACGATCAAAGGTTCTCCATCAATTCTAGAAGCTTGGATTACATAATAACAATCAATTCTAGAAGCATTTCCAGATTTAATTTTGATAACTTTACCCCATTCAATTGTATCAACAATCAAATCCTGTGATGTACGAATTTGAGTTAAAGTTACCGTAATAGATTCAGGATCAATAAGACCATCCCAATACTCAGGAAGAGTAATTACATTTTTATCTGTAAGTCTCCCACGGACATACACACCTGCCTCTGGTCCTTCCATACAGATGTGTCTGAGACGATAATTCTCTTTGTTAGGATGCTTAATATCAAATCCTTTCCAAGCTTGTTGATTAATAACTCCAGTAAATGTTGCTGCAGTTACATTTGAAGAAACCTGAAGGTTATCAAACTTTCCATTTACTTGAAGCCAAAGAGGACAGGCGTCTTCTGGATATTCATCATCTCCTGTTGTAGTTCTGTGAATATAGTCAAAACTAGGATGTGGTGTTCCTACAACAGCACCATCACAATTTTTACTACCCCCAGGTACTTTGGGTTCTGTAGGTAAAGATACTTCGCCAGCCATAATTAATCCTCCGTTTGTCTTACATCATAGTGGTATCCAGAAACAGAATATTCATCATTGTTTCCTGGATAATCTTCGGGTGTTTTTCCTTTGTATTCTGGAATTAGTTTTTCTCCATCACTTCTTTCAGCAAATACATGATAATAACAGTTAATTGGCATACCACCTTTTGCTTGTAAGTAGATGTAATCATCATCAATTCGTTTGATTATAACGTCTTGATGAGCTCCTATTGGTTGTAACTGAACTGTAATAGAATCTTTATCAACAAATTTTTTCCAATAAGAAGGTAATGCAATCTTATCTTTATTCTTTACCTTTCCTCGGATATAAACGTCATTATAAGGTGCTTCTGGGCAAGTATGACGTAATCTATATCCTTTTTTAGATGGGTGTTTAATATCAAAGTTCTTTTTTGCAGCAAGAATATGACCACCACACTGAGACTTTACATTTCCAAGAGCAACGATATCTCCAGCAGCATTAATAGCACCACTACAACTGATATTATCATCAACATCTAGTGGGCCAAGAGCAGCAGTCGGACCATTAACAGCCAGTGAATATGGTGAATTATTTACTGGCCTACAACAAGGAATAATTCCCAAAACTATAGGAGTTGGAGAGTCACTATTCTTTAGTGGTCCAATCATAACTGTAGCAGCAGGTAAGATTGGAGGCCAAGCACCATCATCGCCTACAACTAACGCGCCTTCAATATAAGCGGATCCACGTTGTTCTAAAGGTCCTACACCTAGAACCCAAGGACTTCCTTCACCAACAAATAATCTTTTACCTACTGTTAAGTCAGGTACATTCATAATTCATCTCCTATTAGAATAAAGGCATTTCGCCACTTTGTTGTTTCTCAAAAGCTGTTGCAAATTTACTAGGATTAGTTTTTGTTCTTCCGTCTACACAGTCAATAAGACCACCATAAATGTTCATGAGACCCTCTCCAACTAATTCACATATACCAGATGAAACTATTTTTGCTCTACTCTTAGATTCTACAGTAAAGTTCTTTGTATAGCAACTTATTGCTTCATTTCCATCGATAGTAATTATACCATTCTGGTTATCAACACCAGATGCAATTATATCTACATTTTTACCAATTAATTTGATTCTACCATTCGGCGCATTTATAACAACATCACCATTTATAGCATCTACAAAAAATGCAGGTAATTCATCAGGGACATCATCACCACATTTAATTTGATGAGTTGCTGGAGTTCTTTGAGTTGTAAATCCCTTACGACCGTCATCAGCATCGAGAGACATATAATGACGATAATCAGATCCAGATCTGAGCATTACCGCAGACTGAACATCATCTTTATGAAGATGACCAAATTTTATTTCACCATCTTTTTGACCATATCGAAGTGTATGGTAGTTTCTTTTTTTAGACATTAATCAATAGCTCTTACAGCAGAATTCGGTTTACCTTTTTCATAGAAACCACTATCAGCACTAGATCCTGATGGATCTGGTCTATTAGTTCGGTTGTTAACACAATCAACAACAGATATAATTCCTCTATTATCTCTATCAAGAGAATTAAGAGCAATTTTTTCTAGATCACCATCACCAATTCTTTGAATATCAAACAAAGGAATTAATTCTTGATTAAATCCCGTGCGAGTATTTATGCGTACTTTAGGAGTATCTGTAAATCCGCAACCTTTTTGTACCACATTAACTTTAGCAATAGTACCAAAAGGTCCTAATTCCATAGAAAGTTTTGTACCATGAGAAGGTTCTAAGTAAATTTCATCACTTGGATCAAAGTTTACACCAGAATTTTTTATAAGAATTTGTTTTACACATAGTCTAACACCATATTTTCCATCACCAGTTGATGGAGAACCTTCTGTATCACCACCAGTTCCAAATCCAATATCACTAAGTTCATCACCATCTGGTAAAGGAGGGCATTTTGGTGTTGTTATAGTAACTGTTTGATTTACTGATTGCAATCCACCAGGTGTGAATATATTTTCTTGCGAAACTCCATCATTAACATCTTTTTCATCATCACTTT